GACGCCTTCGGCTACCTTGTGCTTCAGCAGTTCAACTTGGCCAAACCCGAGGCCATGGGAACTACGACATACCGCCTGTACTAAGGATGTTTCGTCCACTGAACGCGCCACTTTGCCCTAAATGCGAATCGACCGACAGCCGCGTGCTCGGAAAATACACATCTCAAGATGGCGACTCAGTACGCGGCCGTCTTTGCCGTGACTGCGGCCACCGCTGGAGAACACTGCAATCCCCCGAAGAATTATTAGACCCAACCGTCACCGTAAAATTTTCCCGCTGGAACTCCCCCCAAGGCAGCAGACGCCAAGTAACGCTGGGGTACGCATCCAGAAACAGTTAAACTAAAGCCAGCCAGCCATCCGCCACCATGCCCAAAGGCCCTGGAACATACGGCACACAAAAAGGCCGTCCCCCCAAGAAAAAGAAGGGAATGAAGAAGGGCGGTAAAAAGATGCGTTGTAGCTGTGGCAAGTGAGAACGTTCCAACGAACAAGGCGCTTTACAGCCGTGTAAAGGCTGAGGCAAAGCGTAAGTTCGCGGTTTACCCGAGCGCGTATGCGAATGCGTGGCTGGTACGTACATACAAAGCACGTATGGCCAAGTTAGGCAAAGCCCCCTACACCACAAAAGCCAGTGGCGGAACGAAAAAAGGCACGAAAACCCGCAAAACCAAAAAGTAAAGGCCGTGGTGGTCTTGGCCGATGGTTTGACGAGAAATGGGTCGATGTAAAGACCGGAAAGCCTTGTGGCCGTTCAAAAGGTGAGGATCGCGCTTATCCAGCATGTCGTCCATCCAAGCGAGTGTCAGGCAAAACGCCGAAAACAACAGGCGAGATGAGCGCAGCAGAGAAGGCTCGATTTAAGAAAGAAAAGACCAGCTCAAAGAAAATTTCGTATCAACATAAGCGGCGCAAGACCCGAAAAAAGAAAACTTGAGATGGCTTGGGGCGTATAGGCGGTTAGAATAAGCGTTATAGACCCTTCTTATGTCTAATCATGGCCATCCTTCAAGGAGACCAAGGCTCGGTCAGCTTTGATGTTGACGGCAGTGGCGCTACAGCTGCTGCTGCTATTGCCGGTACTCGCAGTTGGACGTTAAACGTTACCAAAAGTACGATTGAAGCCACTCAACAGGGAGACACCTTCACTAAAACTCTTGGCAGCGTTGTATCGGGCTCTGGCACGATTGAGTTGGTTTACGATAACGCTCAAGCCACTCAAGACACATTGTTTGCTGAAGTTCTCAACGGGAGCGATGCAGCAGACGCATCTTTTGAGTTGTTTACGACTGGCACTACTGCTGGTTCTAATTCCGTAACTTTTTCTGGAATTATTACCAGCTTTGACATTTCATCTACCGTAGGAGATTTAGTTGTTGCTACCTGCAACTTCGTCACCAGCGGCACTATTGCTTTTAATCTGTAATAGGTTTTAAACCAATGGCAGAGCGTAAAAAGCGAAAGCGTGGTCCCAACCTTAGTGTTGGCCGTGGCGAGAAGCTGCCTGCGAGTAAAGGTGCTGGTTTAACCGCTAAAGGTCGAGCCAAGTACAATCGTCAGACAGGTTCTAATTTAAAGCCACCGGTTACAGGCAAGCCAAAAACAAAGGAAGAAGCTGCCCGTAAGCGTTCTTTCTGCGCTCGCAGCCGTAGTTGGACAGGTGAACGGGGTAAAGCAGCCCGTCGTCGATGGGGTTGTTAGTAACTCAATTTTGAGGTGTCATGACTTACTCCGTTCCAGGTCTCGTTAGAACGAATCTCGTCAGCAGTTCCTATATGGGCACTGTTGACAGTCCGTTTGTACGAACACGGGCAGTAATCGACCAGATGAAGGGCTGGGAGATTATGAAAGCCGTGGTATGTGGAACGGAGTATTTACGTGAAAACAGTGAAACATTTTTACCGCTAGAACCCCGTGAGGACTACACGGCTTACCTGGCGCGTGTAAACCGTGCTGTATTTACGCCTTATACGCAGCGTTTAATCCGAGCAGCCGCAGGACTTATTTTACGTAAACCCATTAGTGTTACTGGTGCGCCGTACTGGACCGAAGTTTTTAACAAGGATGTTGACGGTTGCGGCTCTGATCTGGATGAGTATGCACGTCGATTGGTCACTTGTGCTTTGACCTACGGCCATTCACATATTCTTGTTGATTTTCCTGCTCCATCAGATGCAAGAAGTTTGGCGGAAGAGCGTGCTCTTAATCGTCGGCCCTACTGGATTGAAGTGGATCCAACCAATGTCTACGGGTGGCGACTGGATCGCGAAGCGAATTATGGCAGTCTTACGCAAGTTCGGATTGGCGAGAAAGCAGTTGTAGCCGATGGAGAGTTCGGAGAAAAAGTTTATGACCAAGTCCGTGTCATTGAGTCAGGTCGTTATCGCGTCTTTAGACAAGAAGAGAAAAAACAGGAAATGCAAGGGCCATTTCCATACCCCGCTTCATTCGATCAATCCGACGCTACAGCGGAGTACGAGCTGGTTGAGTCAGGTGATTTTTCACTTGGGCAAATTCCGTTGGTAACGATTTATGCCGATAAAAAAGATACGATGACCAGCCGCCCACCACTGCTGGACATAGCGCATTTAAATCTGGCTCACTTCCAACGACAAGCTGACCTTATACATAGCTTGCATATTGCCAGCCAACCGATGCTGGTATTAGAGGGCTGGGACGATCAAACAAAAGACATGGCCATTAGCGTTAATTACGCGATGGCAACCCAGCCGGGCAATAAGGTTTATTACGTGGAGCCTGCATCAAGCGCATTTGAAGCGCAAACGTCAGAAATCCGAGAGTTACAGCAGCAAATGGCGACGTTAGGCATCAGCACGCTGAGCCAGCAAAAGTTTGTTGCTGAATCTGCCGACGCCCGCCGCTTGGATCGTATCGACACGAATTCAATGCTGTCGATGGTATCGATGGATTTGGAATCAGGCTTGCAAAAGTCTTACAACCTTGCTGCTGATTACTTGGGTATTGAACCACCTGAGGTCAAGATTAGTCGTGACTTTGATCTACAGCGGTTGATCGGCCAAGACATTACTGCCATGGGCCAGCTATTCCAAGATCAAATTATTGATCGTGAAGAGTTCCGCGACATGCTGGTGCAAGGCGAGATCCTACCCATGTCGGCAGAAGCAGAATCAAGCGGTACAGTAGAAGAGTAATAGCTTTTGTTCCCATGGGAATGCGTTTCGAGGAGATCAATCCTCCCAAAAAAGAGGAATGCCCAATGCCTACACCCAAGAAAACAACTAAACAAGCAAAAAGTAGTAAGGTAGAGAAGTCAACTAAATCCTAATAATGGAAGAACAAGTCATCCAGGAAACGCCCGTGGCGTCTTCTGAACAGCCCGTGGCTGCGACTGAAACTCCTGCTGTTGATTTGTCGGCGTATGAACAGCAAATTTCAGCTCAAAAGCTTCGTGCAGACAAAGCTGAGGAAAACCTCAAAAACATAAAGCAGCAGCTAGACGAGCTTCATACAAAACAGACTCAAGAAAAGCGCCAAAAGCTTGAAGATCAAGGTCAATGGAAAGAGCTTTGGGAAGAAGCTAACAAAACCGCTCAAACCAAAGAGCAGCAGATAGCAGCCCTGGAGCGTCAGTTAGCAGATCTTCGGACTTCTAACGAGACCGCTGCAATGAAAACGTCCGCATTGTCAACGATTAACCAAGCTGGCGTAATCAATTCTGAGCAAATGCTGCAGCTTGTTCAAAGCAATCTGAAAAAAGCTGACGACGGCAGCGTCAAAGTATTGAATGGCGGCGTTGAGGAAGACCTTAACGTTTACCTCGCCAAACTAAAAAACCCTGGTTCTGGGTTTGAGCATCATTTTAAGCCCAGTAGTCAGGCTGGAATGGGTGCAAAACCAGTTACAGGAATTTCTGGTGCTGGAGGCGTCGCTAATCCTTGGTTAGAAGGTAGTATGAACTTAACGAGGCAAATGGCCTTGGAAACTACCGACCCTGATCTTGCAGCCGTGCTCAAGAGAGAGGCAGGTAAATAGTCCCCGTGGGACACCATCTCAAGTCCGTGACTTGAACACCCGCACACTTTATCCCTGAATAAGGAATGGCCGCACCATTTCAGAATTATTCCGGCGGTGTCCTTCTGGCGGACAT